CCCAGCGGCTGGCTGAGGAGATAAATAATAAACGGGGGGCTGTATGCACAAAGCATCTCCCGTTGAGTTAAGAACGAGTATCGAGATGGCACATAGCCTCGCTCAAATTGGAGTCAGGTTTGTGCCAATACCAGTAGAAACAGACGAAGAATTTCATACGTTAGCCACATCCCTTTCACAAAAGCTGGAAATGATGGTGGCGAAAGCAGAAGCAGATGAGAGAGACCAGGTATGACAACCACTGAATGCATTTTTCTGGCAGCGGGCTTCATATTCTGTGTGCTTATGCTTGCCGACATGGGACTTGCTCAATGACACCTCAGCAAGAAAACGCCCTTCGCAGTATTGCCCGTCAGGCTAATTATGAAATCAAAAAAGCCAGACAGCAGTTTCCGGATAAAAACGTCGATGACATTTGCCGTAGCGTACTGAAGAAGCACCGCGAAACGGTAACGCTGATGGGATTCACACCGACTCATTTAAGCCTGGCGATCGGCATGTTAAACGGCGTCTTTAAGGAACGGTGAGCATGAAAAACAAAATCATCATGGAGCTACAGGCTCCTTTTTTATTATTCGCATTCACCCTCAAGCGTATTAACCAACAATTCAGGGATTAATGAAAGATGGCAGACATCATTGATTCAGCATCAGAAATTGAAGAATTACAGCGCAACACAGCAATAAAAATGCGCCGCCTGAACCACCAGGCTATATCTGCCACTCATTGTTGTGAGTGTGGCGATCCGATAGATGAACGAAGACGCTTGGCCGTTCAGGGTTGTCGGACTTGTGCAAGTTGCCAGGAAGATCTGGAGCTTATCAGTAAACAGAGAGGTTCGAAGTGAGCGAAATTAACTCTCAGGCACTGCGTGAAGCGGCAGAGCAGGCAATGCATGACGACTGGGGATTTGACGCAGACCTTTTCCATGAATTGGTAACACCATCGATTGTGCTGGAACTGCTGGATGAACGGGAAAGAAACCAGCAATACATCAAACGCCGCGACCAGGAGAACGAGGATATTGCGCTAACGGTAGGGAAGCTGCGTGTTGAGCTGGAAGGCAAAGACAGGCGCATTACTGAGGTGACAATGTGGATTAAGCGACTGAGTTCCTCTCTCAAAAACGCCAAACCAGACAGCAAGTTGCCGGATGACGCCATGATCTGGCTAAATAATGAAGGACTTACCAGTATAGAGGATATTTTACGATGAGCACTTTTACCAAAGAATGGCTACAAAATACGATTACCAGTATTGAGTCAGCACGAGATGAAATGCCATTCGGACTCGACAACGATCAAGCACACATGCTTACAGCATTTAAAATCGCTCTCGCCTCACTGGAACGCGAACAGATTCGCCACGAGCATGCCAAATGGTCTGACTCCACATTTGGCTGCGTTGGCCCCATTGGTCCGCTGAAACATCTCTCAAAAGAGGCACTGGAAGCCGCAGCCGAACCAGACGATCTTAGCGAGTGGGCTGATATGCAGTTTCTGTTGTGGGATGCACAGCGCCGTGCTGGTATCAGTGATGCTGAAATTACCGCTGCTATGGAAAATAAATTGAAGATCAACATGGAACGCCAGTGGCCTGAACCAAAAGATGGTGAGCCTCGCTTGCACATTAAAGAACGCGGCAACTCTCCGGTAACTCCGGGTGGTTGGATAAGCTGTAGTGATCGAATGCCGGAAGACACCAAAATGTTACTGGCATTTAGTCAAGGTGAAATCGTGGCCGCATATTGGAACTGGGTTGTAAATCCAATTGATTACAAAAAATATAGAGCTTTCACGTATTTATCAGGAAATATCTTGGATGACGTAACTCACTGGATGCCGCTACCAGAGCCTCCACTTTGAAAGCGAAGCTTATACATATCTTTTACATCAGCAATCTATTGTTAATCTCCAATCAATGTTACGTTGTCATCTCACTCATGCTTTGGAGGTAGTGATATGTCTTGTCCAAAATGCGGTTCTGGAAATATTGCAAAAGAAAAAACAATGCGTGGATGGTCTGGTGATTATGTGTGCTGCGATTGCGGATACAACGACTCTAAAGACGCATTTGGAGAGCGTGGTAAAAACAAGTTTGTCAAAATTAATAAAGAACGCGAAGGCAACGAAAAAAGCTAATTTATTTATTCATATATGAAAACAATGTAACCAATATTCGAATTGAAGAACTGAAAGAACACCAAGCCGCCTGATGGCGGTTTTTTCTTGCGTGTAATTGCGGAGACTTTGCGATGTACTTGACACTTCAGGAGTGGAACGCACGCCAGCGACGCCCAAGAAGCCTTGAAACAGTTCGTCGATGGGTACGCGAGTGCAGGATATTCCCTCCTCCGGTTAAGGATGGAAGAGAGTATCTGTTCCACGAATCAGCGGTAAAGGTTGACTTAAATCGACCAGTAACAGGTAGCCTTTTGAAGAGGATCAAAAATGGGAAGAAGGCGAAGTCATGAGCGCCGGGATTTACCCCCTAATCTTTATATAAGAAACAATGGATATTACTGCTACAGGGACCCAAGGACGGGTAAAGAGTTCGGATTAGGCAGAGACAGGAGGATAGCAATTACTGAAGCAATACAGGCCAATATTGAGTTACTCTCAGACAGCGGACGCAAATCACTGATAGACAGAATTAAAGGCGGTGACGCAATCACTCTTCATGTGTGGCTTGACCGATATGAAAGAATCCTCACCGAAAGGGGGATCAGGCCGAAAACTCTACTCGACTACGCCAGCAAAATCAGGGCAATCCGAAGAAAATTGCCGGACAAACCGCTCACTGACATATCAACGAAAGAAGTGGCAGCAATGCTAAACACCTACGTAGCAGAAGGTAAAGCAGCTTCCGCAAAATTAATCAGGTCAACCCTTGTTGACGTTTTTCGTGAAGCAATAGCCGAGGGGCATGTGGCAACGAATCCGGTAACAGCAACCCGTACAGCAAAGTCAGAAGTAAGGCGCTCAAGGCTGACAGCTAATGAGTATGTCGCGATTTACCATGCAGCCGAACCTCTCCCAATCTGGCTGAGGCTGGCAATGGATTTGGCGGTCGTTACAGGGCAGAGAGTGGGCGATTTGTGCAGAATGAAATGGTCAGACATAAACGACAACCATCTTCACATTGAACAGAGTAAAACAGGGGCTAAGCTCGCCATTCCGCTAACGCTAACGATTGACGCGCTCAATATCTCATTGGCTGATACACTACAGAAATGCAGGGAGGCCAGCGGCAGTGAAACTATAATCGCATCAAAGCATCACGATCCGCTTTCCCCTAAAACAGTATCGAAGTATTTTACAAAGGCGAGAAATGCATCTGGACTCTCATTTGATGGAGACCCGCCAACATTCCATGAACTGCGTAGCCTGTCAGCGAGGCTATACCGGAACCAGATTGGCGATAAGTTTGCTCAACGTCTTCTCGGGCATAAATCATATTCAATGGCGGCGCGGTATAGGGACAGCCGTGGACGGGAATGGGACAAAATTGAAATCGACAAATGATTTTATTTTGACTAATAATGACCTGCTTACATTAATTCATTGATAATAAAAGAGATTTCAAATATACAACTTATTCACCTTAAGTGCACCGACCGTGAATTTAACCCTGACTCGAAGACTCTGGATGGGCTTTGCCCTGATGGCGCTGTTAACCCTGACCAGTACCCTGGTGGGATGGTACAACCTGCGCTTTATCAGCCAGGTGGAAAAAGACAACACTCAGGCATTGATTCCTACCATGAATATGGCGCGCCAGTTGAGCGAAGCCAGCGCCTGGGAACTTTTCGCCGCGCAGAACCTGACCAGTGCCGATAACGAAAAGATGTGGCAGGCGCAGGGGCGAATGCTCACCGCACAAAGCCTGAAGATTAATGCGTTGCTGCAAGCGTTACGGGAACAAGGTTTTGACACCACCGCTATTGAACAACAGGAGCAGGAGATCTCCCGTTCGTTACGTCAGCAAGGGGAACTGGTGGGGCAGCGTTTGCAACTTCGCCAGCAACAACAGCAACTCAGT